TATATTGACATCCGTAAATAGCATATGATACCCTCACGTCTTTTGCGGGCCAAACAAAAAATCCCTCAGCTAAGCTGAAGGATCTTAAGATAAGCAAGGCTGCTAGCAGAACGAAAGGAATTTAGTAAACGCTGCTTTACTTAGCGACTTGGGATGTCCCTGGTAGCCGCACCTTACTTTAGTAAAAAGGTCCGCTAGGACCTAATTACTATTATATCATATTGCAGTTAACTAAACCGAGATAGTTACGTCTGCATACTTTTCTACGAAATTAGACAGGTCCATGGTAAACAATGCTTCATTGCTCATCCCATTTACCTTATTATCTAAATCATTACGTGGTGCCTCTTCATGAAGACTGAATGTCTGTTGCGAGAAATCGACAATAGCAATCTTGTGCTCGTTATCGCCAATCTCATTTACATGCAGGCCCCAGCCTGTTTCTGAATTCCAATCATCTGCAACCATTTGGCTAATAGTGATACGTGTTGCATATGAAGGGTCATTCCAACGTGGACGTGCTTTAAACACTGCCTCTGCTAATCGAGCAAGCATTTGATTGCCAGCCCAGTGCCCGTACAGTACAATTGTGTTTCCATTCGGTTGTACAAATCCGAAGTTTGCTCTGTCTCCCATTTTATTCCGCCATTTCTGTTAGTTGTGGTACTTCTTCTTTTTTGTTTAATTCTATCATCTCGAATGAGACTTTGTCAAGGGCATCCTTGTTTTTATTGTAGTGGTGGCCACAAAAGAATAGCTCACCATCTACTAGTTTAATTAGATACATAGCCTGAGCTGTACCGCATTGATCACAGCCGATCCAGCGAGTTAGATCCTCAGAGGTCATAGTCAACGGTTCCAAATTCTAGGCGGTCAGCAATGTCATCATATGCTGCACCGTCCTCAGATGTTTCTGCCCACAGTCGGATATTAGTTACAATAACCTCTCGTGCAAATTTAACTCCGTCTTCAAAACCATCTTGGTAATCCATTTTATCTCCCTGTATATCCTGTCGGTTCGTAGTCTGATGTATAACTCTCTGTTAGATTATACTTATCTCGAATGCGACTTACTTTCTCAATGCTACCAGTTCCAATGTTGAATGTCAATGGTGTTAATGCTTGAGGGTCCAGTCCCATTATCTGAGCATCCCAATAAGCCCTCTCCATAGAGAGCCTATCAGGAGCAGTCAACTCAAAATACATTATGCTTCCCTCACATTGCAAACTTCGGTGTCGTCAACTTGAACGTTACCGTCATTTGAATCTGCAAATAGAGCATCTGTAATTACTGAATCAAGGTCGTAGTCAGAGTAATCAGAAAGAATATCATATGAATATGTTCCGCTTACTTCTACAGATGCAGTGAACTGAACTTCCTTAATAAGTTCAATGCCAAGCGCTTCAGCAATATCACGTAGAGTGTCTTGGTCTTGTGAGTCTGCATATGCCTCGCAGATAATTTCCTTGACCGCATCAATCTTACCTTGAAGAACTCCATTAGTCTTCTGTGCCTGACGTGCATTGTGTAGGTCCCATTCAATTGATGTAACCTTATCAGTTGCATATTCTGCATCTGAATATCCACGGATAACTTTATAGGTTACCAATAGATTAGGATTATATGTATCAGGGATTGGTGAAATTGTTACTGTTGATTCTTCCATTTTATTTCCTTCCGTTTCTGTTGGTTGAATTGTAGCATGCTCCACTGACAATAATGTTGGCTTACGGCCACATGGACATGTGATTTCCATCACCCCAGACGGGAATCCAAATCCGTCTGATGATGTTAGTTCAATTAGACAATCACATTCATCTGGGTCGCAGGCAAATGTGTACTTACTTGATACTAGTTCATTGGTCATGCGAGTATTATAGCGGGTGCCACTGACAAATAGCAATAGATTTCAGGGGATTTTTTATGTGATCCGTAACACAGAAATCCTGCCTTCAATGTTGCGGGCGTCTCATTATATGAAACGCAAATCTCATTCTTAGCGATCCGTATGGGACTTGAACCCACGACCTCTACCGTGACAGGGTAGCGCTCTAACCAACTGAGCTAACGGACCAAATGAAAACGGGGGAGATTTCTCTCCCCCGTTGCAAATCATTTTGTTAGAATGATTTTACCAACTTGAGAATTTTATTTTTCTCGGCGGTAAGAATTGGGTCAAAGCCTGACGCACCTGCCATAAGTGATTCAGAATTGCCACGACCTGAACGATAGTAATCAAGGCGTTCGGTAATCGCATTGAAAGCGCCCCATTTAGTTCCCTTGATTGTAGCGTTAGTTGGTGAGTTATGATAAAGGTCATCAAGTAGAACAACCTTATTTTCCCACTTCTTTAGCGCACCCTTAGAATCTTTTTCAGGCTTTGGATAAAGTGTTGTGATGAGTTTAGAAAACTCTGCGTCAGTAATGGATTGAGAATAAAGCGCTTGTGCTTCTTTCTCGAATTCATCAAAGTATCCAAGAGCAAGTCCAAGAGTCTCACGAGCAACTTGAATTCGACCTTCGACAGATTGTGTATGACGAATCTTGAATGATTGCTTAGCGTTACGCATAGCAAGATTCAAAGTGTTTTGACATACAACACGAACAGGAGTAACGGCAGCCTGAACAGCAACAGAGCCGTCGTGTGAAGTCCAGACAATGAGATAAAGTTTTGTCTCATCATTAGCACCTTGTGGGTCAATAACCATTGTGCGTGGAATGTCTACAGTTCCGAAAACCACTTTACCCTTTTTCAAAGAGCCAGCAGATTCCCAGCGACAGTCAGCATTTGCGTCGTGAATAGCGTCAGCGAAAGCGAATAGTTCTTCATTCTGAACAGGCTTGTAACGCTTGCCTACAGTTGCGAGAACATCAGTTTCCTGATTGAATGGATTTGTGCGTAACACAAGATGAGCGTCTGAAACATCATTCCAAGATTCTGAAATGTGGTCAGTCAGCGGAGATAAACGAACATTCCAGTTCGCCAACTTTGCTTCTTCAAGCATTGTTTGTGTAGTTACATCTTCATCTTGATTGAAGATTCGGTTTGCGAGATTGTGCCAAGCGGGTTTTCCACGCAAAGCAAAGGCAACATCGTTGCCGTTTGTTTCTAGGTTATGAGCCATAGATTTGTCCTTTCGATTAGTTGAGTTCTGATTATAGCAGGGGGGTCTGACATTGTCTAGATTAGTTAGTCATTTGTCCGAATTGTCCAGTGTGATCATTCTCACAAATTTTGGGGGATTGTGGATAACTGTCGTAAGGCTGTGGATAACCCCGCAGGTGTGCGGGCCAGCTTGGGAAGTTGGGGCGGCGGGATCCCTGGTGTGCAACCGCCCCAAGATTATTATCCAAGCAATTTAGTTAGTTCAGTTTTTGGTGGAAGAGATTCACGATTTAGAAGTAGAGCAGTTGTCTTTTTCTTTTTTAGATTATCATAAACATAAGCACGAATAGTTCCGTCAAACTTACGCAAATTAGAAAATACTAATTCAGTTAGATACTCTTTATCTACACCTTGCTCAGAATAGATAGTCAAATCATTTGCTTTGTTTTCGTCATAGATTTCTACACGATAACGATTTTTCATTTTGTTCCTTTGTTAGTAGGGATAATAATTATAACATTGGGGGCTAGATTTTGTCTAGCCCCCATAAGATTATGCGCCGATTTTTACCATAGCCCAACGCAAACCATTTTCAGTATTCAATCCTAGTTTAGTTAGATTAGGACGAATAGAAACGATTTCGCTAATTGTGCCTGTGATACCTGACTTGCCTGTGGTAAATACATCTCCCTTGCGGTAGAAGCGACCCTTAGCAGTATCTAGTATTGGTGACATTTTATTTCCTTTCGTTAGTAGGTGGGTTGAGTAGTTTATAGTCATACTCAGGACTTTGCTTGTTATTTATAGATAACGAGCAATAGCGTTGTATGTGGAAGTATTTACTACTTCCTCATCTGTCATTTTGAGAATACGGATTGCGTTTTCCATTTCCTCTTTCATCTCACGATACTGGTGAGTGTGAATTACCTCAAAGTCCTTTTCAGGTTCAGCAGGAAAGTTGCCTTCCTTTGTGATGATGTCAAAATCAACATTGAGAGTGTTGTTCCATTGACGATAGTTTGTGCGTAGGTTTTCTGCTTTTGAGAAGTTCTCAATAGCCCACTTAGCAATTTCCTTTTTCCAAGCCTCTTGCTTCTTGCCGAACTTTGCTTCCTTTTCGGTTTGTGTAGCATAGTCTTTTTCTAGTGTTGCTAACTTTGCTTCCAAAGCCTTGATTACCTTCGCTGTTGCGATTTTTACATTTATTGCTTTTCCTCTAGCCATTTGATTTCCTTTCGTTTGGTTGGTTGTTTAGTATAACATAGGGGTCTGACATTTCACCCGAAGGTGGAGAGTTCTTACTTACGACATTGGACTAGAACACTCTCTAAACTGTCCCTGTTTCGTTTAGTTTGTTAGACTTCTACTGAAGTCCAACGCTCTGAGCCATTTACATCAAGTAGCACTCTCGCCACTCCGCTAGGGTGGTTATCTACTGCCTTGATAACTCCGACTACGCCTGACTTAGCAGTTGTAATCGTTTGTCCGATTTCTAGTGTTGCCATTTTGTTTCCTTTCGTTTAGGGGTTTATTGTAGCAGAAGCCACCGACAATTAGTAGCCTCTGCCTGTGTGATTTTAGTCACAATTCGGTAGCCACGCATCTAAGTGGTGTTGTTCCACAATAGCCGATGCGGGTGCGTATTTACTTCCTCGATACGATACGCCTTCAGGCATTTCGATCAATTTGTTATAGTCCTCATCCCAATAAGCGTCAATAGCCTCGATGCAAGGCTCGACCATTGAGAGCGGGACGGGTGGATAGTGGTTGCCCTGTAAGTGCCAACCGATAGAAGTTTCTAGGTCTAAGCCTAATTCATCTGACGCAAGGTCATAAGCGAGATTACTCCCCATTGTTATCCTCCTCTAGGATAGTTTCTGATAGGTTGTCCATTTCATCTATTGTAGCAATAAGGTCTGACATTTCTTGCTCGGTCAATAGGATTTTAGTTACAAGGTCTGCGACTTTGCTTGATAGAGCGGCTGAATACATAAATAAGTATTTAGCATAGGTTTCATCGGGAAGTTCATTTCTGCGAGTGTGTAGTTCTCCCGCCATCCCCATTATGTCCTCATCAAAGATAGAGTTCTTAGTTGCCTCTAGGATTTCAATAGCGGTTGATAACATTATGCCACCACCTTTAGAATTGCGTAGGAACCGCCTGCGTTGATTTCGTCAATAGTTGGTTGGATTTTAGGAACGATAAGTTCTTTTAGCATTCCTTCTAGCATAGCAATTTGTGAATAACTATCTAATTGTAGGAAGCGTTGCGCTACTGGATGTGTTTCGTCAAACTCAGTTACGAAGTTTAGGGAGTGTTCTACTTTTATCATTTGTTGCCTTTCGTTGTTGGTATGTCGCAATTATAGCCTAAGCCACCGACAAGTAGTAGCACCGCCTCGGCGTGTCGTAGCTTTTGTGATAAACCTCACAAAATCCAGGGTTATCCACAACTCATCCGTAAGCCTGTGGAAAACCCCGCAGTTCTGCGGGCCTAAGCCTGGAGCTATTCGCTCCAGATCTCAGGGTCCACTTCTGCTAAATATTCTTTAGCAGCTTTTCTTTCTTCATCGTTACCAACCACGGAATTTATTAATGCATTAAAGTACTTTAGGTCCGCCATTTTATTTCTCCTTATTTTTTAGTTGCGCTAAATCTAATATCCGCTTTACCATAAACACACAATCCGCATGACACGCATGCAGAACCGTTAGTTGAAATTAGCGGAATGCTTTTATTATTTTCAGGACACTTAGCACCAGGCTTGCCCGTTAATTCTTTCATGACACTTTCAGTCATTGCGAATGTCTTACCTAGGTATGCAAGACGAATGCCGTTATCACGTTTTAATTCATGGCCCGTTTCTTTATTCTCATCATCCGTTGAATAGTAAAGAGATAGATTAGAGATATCTTTAAGAATAAGCGCTGCAGACTTTACACGTGTGTAAACCCAAAACTGCACGTCGGTGTTATTGTCGATAACAGTCTTCCACGCATATGCGTATGTATCGTTAAAGAAATCGCCGTCCCAGTGGATACGGAATAGCATTTTAGCATTGCGCTTGACACAATCTTTTTTAAAGTCTGCAATCATCTCTTCAATTAGGTTAACCATAGTAGGTTGGTCCGCATTGCGTAGTAATTCCCAATTGTGTAAGAGAACGGCTCTTACTCCCTTGTAGACTTTTTCAAGTTTTCCTGCGTAGCAAACGCTTTCACAAATACTAGTGGCACCAGGGCACGAGAAAGCCTTACCAGCAGGCAATCCAAAAGTGTTGGCAATTGTTGGGGTTTTTCCATTAGGGGAGACGGCATTGGCTACTTTCCTATCGTTAGAACGTTTTAATTTCATGAGTTGACCTTTCGTTAATTAAGAGAATAATACCATGGCCCACTGACATTTTCTACAACCCGCCCAAAATTCTAGGGTGTTTTAGATCACACCCGTAACGACACGCCCGACTCCGCAGCTCTGCGGGCTTTGTCGACAATTTATTTATTGATCAATTTTATTTTTATGTTTTATTTTTCGTGTGTATTTTTTTTTATTGCGAACAGGTTGCGCCGCATTACTGCGACGCAATTCCTGAATGCGTTTTACTTTATCTCGTAGTGAGTTTTGGAATAACATAACCACTCGCTTCGTGAAATCGTTTTACATCAAATCGCTCATTATCTTTAGCAAACATTTCAGCGAAATCATTTACCATTTTAGAAAATACAGCAGGGTGAGTTTTGTTGCTCGCATACTTTAGAATTTCTGCGGTAGCGACATAATCTTTTCTAGTCATCATTTTACTGCCACCATTCCACTACGATAAAAAACTTTTGTATAGCATTTGCCAGTTGGCGTGTATAGATTTACAGTTGAGTATTCGTTAGCCATTCCCCAATCGGTAAATAAGAAAAAGTTTTCCCACGCACCGAATTCGTTTTCGTATTCGGCAGACCAATGCGGGGCGTTGCTATCATAGGCGCAAGTTAGTTTATACATTTAGGTTTTCCCTTTCGTTAGTTGAGCATAAGCATTTTGTTAGTTGTATTGTATCACCGACCACCGACAAGGTGGCAAGTGTTGAGCAATTATCACAAATAAAGATTTCCATTTATTTATTCTCCTGAAAAAAACTGAGCGGATTACATTGGCAAGCCTCTACATCATAATTATCTTCATCTCCGTAGTATAGCCAGCCTTTTCCGTAGCAGGTATCACACTCTAAAATCTGAGTGTATAATTCTTTCATTCTTCCCATTTTAGTTTTCCTTTCGTTTTGTTATTGCTTATTATAGCCTAAGCCACCGACATTTATTCGGCTTCGGGGCTATTGAATAAGGCTCCCTCATTGAGTAAGCCTAATTCAATGTTGAACATTTCATCGGGGGTGGCTTCGGATAAATCTACCCAGCCAGCACCCTCATCATTCATTCTAAAAATTTCAATGTATCCCATTATTATTCACCAACCTTTACTGCGATTGTTGCGAATTTATTTCGCAAGCCACCCGCATTTATTTCGATTAGGTAGGCTTCAGTATTTTCGCCATACCAAATTTCTGGGCGGTGTTCAGCAGAAATAATCTCACCTGAAAAGTGGCGAGTATTTGAGCGATAGTTTTTTCCTACAAGTAGGCTTTCGATTGTGTATAGTTTGGTAGCCATTGGCAGACCTTCTTTCGTTTGTTGTTATAGCACCATTATAGCCGATAGCACCGACATTTTTCTACTTACTAGCCAGTAATTCCAAATAATGAGACGCTCAAGCCGTGTGTTCTTCGTCACATCAAAATGTCCGATTTGTCTGTCAAATCGACACGCCGCAGAATTCAGGGTTTTTTATAACAATGTCGTAACGACACGCCCGAGTGCGGCAGCTCTGCGGGCTGTCAAGCCGACACGCCGTTGTGTCGGTATGATTTACATCACAATTTCATTAGTCTGAAATTCTGACGGCTACAGTAGCCCACTCATCTTGAAATGAATTAGTAGGGCGATAACGAATTACAAAATCTTGCCAACCCTCGGCAGGATAAGTATCCTCACGCTTTTCAGCAAAGTTTATTATTCCACCATTATAGCGACGGCGGAGAGAAGTAGGTGAATAGTATTGATCCACCAATAAATCTACAATAGAATAACCTCTCATTGGTTTTCCCCTTTCTTTTCAGTAATTTTAGCAGATAGCACCGACAAGGCTTCAGCCTTGCTTTTTTCACGTTGTGCTAAAACGTGTTTCTTGAATTCATCTAAATTCATTTTAGTTTTTCTCCTTAGTAGGTAGAGCGAATAAATATTTTAGCAGAGCCTTGCGCTCATAAGTAGTTAATTCTGGGTGATTAGAAATCACGCCACCATTTTGGTATTCCCAAACAATTTTATTAAAAGTTTTTTCGGATAACATTACATCACCCAACTTTCTTGAGTGTATGCTAACCACTCACCAAGGGTCATTAAACCCTTGTATTCATTACAATTTCCGCAAAACATTTCGCTTGCGTAGTCTGAGCAAAAAGCGCAGACAATTAAATTCGCTTCATCAGCGCTTACATTTTCGAGAGTAATCTCTCGGATACTTAGTGTAGTCATTTTAAGACCACCTTTCTTTTAACGATTAAAACCTTATTTAATCTTGATACTAGTATCCTACCATAGACCACTGACATTTTGACCCCTTTTTCGGGCGTGTCGGAAAACTATTTTTGTGATTTAGGTCATGTGGATAACTTACGCTCAAAATTTGAGGGTTATCCACACCTGTTCATAAAGCTGTGGATAACTCCCGCAAGTACTTGCGGGCCGATCCGATTTTGTCAAATCGACACGCCGTTATTTAGCGAAAATCTTTTGTGAGTTCCCTCACATCTTCTTTTAGCATTGGCCACGCCATACGCCACAAGGATACGACGGAAACTAGTAGGGCTAATTGGACTAGTGTAGTTAGTAATCTATTCATTACTTATTCTTCTTTCTCTTATAAATCTTATAAGCGATTAGTGCTAGGGCGGTGATAATAATAGTGTGCCAAGGTAAGTAGATAGCCCCGAAGAAACTATCAAACTCTAAGCCATAGTCATTAGATATAATTAGTTCAAATCCGCTAGGTATCATTATTATTTATCTCCAAACATATTAAAGACTTCATCTAGTTGTTCATCTGTTAGATGGTCTATCTCAATAGCCTTAGCAAATCCGAAGAAATCTTCTTCATCTTCTTGTTCTATTTCTTCTACATCATCTAGGTGACGATAAGCATCTGCCACATCTGCTTGAATAGTATCCCATTTAGTCATCATTACTTTACCTCTACTTTCATTACATTAGCGGAAAACTTTACTTTTTTAGCAATGTCGCTACTGTTTAATTCGGCTACTACCTTATCTATATCTTTAATAGATGTAGCGGTGTTGCCTATAGATAGTAGGCGAGAGCCTTGCCATAGTGAGTATTCGATAGTCATTTATTGTTCTTCTTTCGTTAGTAGTTATTTTGTTATGTCTGTAAGACTACACTAAGGCGATGACATTTTCAACCTTAGCGGGGGTGTGTCGTGTGTGAGTTACCTCACATTGACTAGGGCGTGTGTAGCGTATTCGCCTCCACACATTACGCATAGCGTCCAAGCGGTAACCCTACCGCAACCATTAGAGCAAGCCACATAGTGGGCGGGGGTGTGATAGTCGTTAAGACTTTCCCATATACGATTAGTCATATTAGTTATCCTTTCTATTAGACATAACCCACTTACTCTCATTAGGTGAGAGATAGCGGTGAGATAGTAAGCCCTTATCGGCTACCATATAGACATAAGCCATACGGCTAATGTAGTTACCATTAGCAAGGCGAAAGATATTTTTATCCTTAGTGTTACTAGAGGACATAGGGTGAGTAGGTTCTACTACTACTGATACATTTAGTGAGTTCATTTGGAACTCCTTTCTTTTTAGATAAACTTAGGTAATTTATTTGCTAGGCTCACCTTTCGGATTATTTGCTAGGCTCATTTACCTTTATTTAATTTTCTTTATACTTTAATCTTAGCAGGGGGGACTGACAAATATCAAGTCGCAATTCGGACATGTCGGACAATTTGAAAAAAAAGTGTGTGAGTTAAGCCACAATTAGCCTAGATATGGGCGCACTATATAGACAAAACGGACATTTTAATACCCTGGATCATACAAATAAAATCTATATTAACATTTTCATAAATCTGATATTGTAGTTGACTGAAATATAAGATATAATCTATACATGAACTTAATTCAAGCGGCAGTGATCTTTGGTCCAATTATTATTCTCTTGATCGCATTTCGCAAAGATATTTTTTAAAAACTCTTGACCTAGCAAAATCTTGCATGTTATACTTAAGGCTGGTTTGTGGGGGCTTACACTGAAACTCATAATGACGGAAATGTGTAGCTTCTCTATCTTACATAATTGTTTTTAAATTATGGGGGGTAGGGGGGCTTTCCTAAAATCTAAAAATCTGGAAATGTAAGTAAAAGAATATATAACATATATATCTTAGTTGACTAGAATATAGATAGAGTATACAATAAAACAATGGCATCAACTCGATTAGTGAAATGTGATAAATGTGGGCGGGAGATAGAAGTAAGATCTGGATTTGCCCATATGACACTAATGAATCATCAAAAGGTTTGTAAGTGATATAATTAAACTATGCATGATCATAATAATATAACTTTAGCTACTGGTTCAGGAATAACTGAAATGCAACTCATGTGGTTAATAATGGGTGTAATGGCAATACATCACACTTGGATGTGGTGGAAAATGCGTTCAAAGAGATGTACTTGCAAAAAATAATTTTTTAACATTTTGTTAAATCTAATATTGTAGTCGACTAGGATTAATATGAATAGTAAATGTAATTTCTGTGATAATGACAAGTATATTGAAAGATTAAACAATAAAGGTGTACTTGAGAATTACTGTGTAGAATGTATAAATAAACTAAGGAACATTAAATGAATAAATGTATTAGATGTGGTCAAATAGCAATATATAATTTAAAAGAAGACACATCAGTTTGGTTTTGCATAGCTCATGGTATGGAGTATGCAGATATTAAATCTGGAAAGTATTCTCAATCTAAAAATTAAAAAGGCGGGATAGGCTAAGAAATTTTCTTTGCTACAATTAAGCCATATGAGACCCTTTGTAGGTATTACCTAGGATGAAGTCTGAAAAGCTCTCTATAGCCAAGCAGAAGGCTTATTTGGCATCATATATCAGAGATCTTAAAGAAAAATCCCCTTGTAGAGACTGTGGGAAGTTTTTCCCATATTATGTCATGGATTTTGACCACGTCCGTGGCAAGAAGCATGCAAATGTAATGGAACTTATTCCCACATTGTCTAAAAAGAAGATAGATGAAGAAATAGCTAAATGTGAGATAGTATGCTCTAATTGTCATCGTATTAGGACTCATATGAGAAGGATTAATAAAATTAAATAGGGTCTTCTCTTCCCGCCGCACTTTTTTCGGACGCACTTTTCATTTCGCACTTTATTTAGTATACTTATAATTATTGACCCATAGCTCAGATGGTAGAGCGTCGAACTGTTAATTCGAATGTCCCAGGATCGAGGCCTGGTGGGTCAGCAATGCGGATGTTGCATATCGGTAGTGCCTCTGCCTTCCAAGCAGAAGGGGTGAGTTCAATTCTCATCATCCGCTCCAGTTACTATTGACATGATTCGATCCATTTTGTATAATCGAACCATGAGACACAAAGAAGATATTATTAGGCTTAGGTCTGAGGGCAAAACTTATAATCAAATAGTAGAAATACTAGGGTGCTCTAAAGGCACCATCGCTTATCATTTAAGCGAAAGCGTTAAGGTTAACTACAATACTCGTAGAAGAAGCTATAGAAGAGTTATTGATAAGCATATTAGAGAGTATAAAGAATCCTTTGGCTGCACAGATTGTGGAGAAAAATATCCATACTATATGCTTGATCTAGATCACATCTCAGATGATAAAGATTTTAGTGTTTCTGCTTACAGGAATCATACTCAAGATATTGAAATAATAAAAGCAGAGATTGCTAAGTGTGAAGTAGTTTGTGCAAATTGTCATAGAATAAGAACTTATCAAAGATCTGGTAGAGAATAAAAATTAACCCTTCGTAGCTCAGAGGATAGAGCGAGGCTCTTCTAAGGCCTGCGTCACACGTTCGAATCGTGTCGAGGGGGCAAGATTACCAATACAGGTGTACTTTTTTAACGTGCCCAACTCTAACGCTTGGGTCTATGTGAAATTTAAATCCGCTTATCTTAGCTTTTTTAATAAAAGAAACATCTTCTGATACTAAATCTACAAAATACTCTCCAGGTTGTAGCATTTTTTTCTCCTCCACATGAGAAAACCAAGGCCTTTGTATTTTTTCAAAAACACCATTTTTTATGCAGGTAAACCCAAGTCCAGATGCAAACGCTTCAAAAATATCTTTCCTACTTCTTATATCTTCGTACATCATTACTTTATTTTCTTTTTCATAAACCGTTGTGCTAATTCCATTAGATTGAATATATGCTCCAGAGATAATATCTTTTTCTGATAAATATAAAGCCATAAAATCTTCAGATTCCCAAAATATATCAGAGTCTATTAAAAATATTTTATTATATGAAATATTCTCTGTAAGTGGCCTAGAAAACTCAGATATTGGAATAAAGTTATCGCTGTTTAAAATAGTATTTTCCCTAGCAATTGAAACATCAGAGTTCATTTTTGAAATAAATTTCCAGGTTATTCCAAGCTCGTTTAATTTATTTATTGTGTGTACAAGGGATAGGACGTATGCATTTTCCATACTGGCTCCTGGAGTTGCTATTATTACATCGTAGTGTGGATTTTGATATTGACCCATATCCGCCCTTTTCTATAGACTTTAATAATAACATATTTAATTTTTAAAATCAATAGCAAAAAACCCAATCGGAGGCGGATCCAATTGGGCCTTGCTAGTGTATTGCTACACATTATACGGGGAGCTTAATCTGTGGGATGCTACAACCCGTACTAATAAAGTATAAAATAACTTATGTTTTAAGTCAACTGTTTTTAGTCCCAAAGTAATTTTTTATTTGGGTCAGCTTTCCAAGGCTTCTCTGTATATTTTTCATCTTTAGTTAAATCGTAAAGTATTTCCATTAAGACTCTGCAATCATCATGTTTCCATGATATATAGCAGTTACCATTTTCTACATTTAAGCATTTGTTTAAATATGACTCTATCTTCTCAACCATCCAATTTAAAGCTTCAGAGGATTTTGTAGTGTCTTCGTAACCGTTCTTTTTAGCCCGATTCATTTTATAGGCAATTTGGTCGATGTATAATTTATTCACCATTCTCCTATTGGACACATAGGAAATTCTGATTTTACAATATCAATTATATTTTTTTCTTCAATAATACATGTTTCATCTACTTCTGAAAATAAACTACATTTTAAACAAACTGGTAGCACCTGAGAATAGTAATTTTGATACTGATCTTCTTTGCTTTCAAATTCATTTAGATTCATCTTCATCTCCTGGTGTGTAAGAAGGAGATGGCCCAAGCAAGTAACCTTGGCTATGATATTCAACCATTTTAGAAGTATCTTCTGGCCCAACTAGCTTATTTGAGATTAATGTTAGTAGATCATAAATTCTATGCATCATAATATAGTTAACCATAGGCAGGTTGTCTTCTAAATTCTGTGGCTGCTCTTTATTTTCCGTCGTCATCTGGTCTCCCTAAATCTTCCCAAAACTTTTCCCGCCCCATGGCGTCAGTTTCTTTAATAGTTCCTCCGTCAGTTAGAATCGACGGCTGATTTAAGTTTTCCATAGTATTCCAATCCCACGTCTTTTTTAAAACTGCAAGATAAGCAGTATAGATATATTATACCTTCGTTTGTCTCGTTGCACATTAAAGGGCCCTGATCCATTGGACATTCAAGTCTAGGAACAAGGCCCTTCTCTGCTAGAAGTAGGTATTTAGACACATACTGTATCTTCATAACCCTACCCTTCTAATTTTTGAATTCCGTTAAGAACTCCTGGTATCTTGCCCCATTCAGGGAAGACCATGATGACCAATCGGTTCCGCCTTTAGTCATATAATACGTTATCTCTGCATTTATTACTGGATCAAATAATGTGATATTTGACTTTAATTCAAATTTTTCTTTACGATCTACGCCGAGGTTACCCAACATATTGATCTGAAAAATTCCGTAGGAACTGTCTCCAGTTTTCCTGTTACCATTGTAAGCCATAGGCCTTGCATTGGATTCTGACTTAGCAATAGCCCAAGCCTGTTTAAGGGCTTTTCCTTCAAAACCAACAGCTGATAGAAGTTCTTTTAGTTCTCTGTCTGTTAGCGTCTCAGAAGGCTTGTACACAGTAGTGCTGTACTTCTCTAAGGTTTCTTTCTTTAGTTGTACTGTAGATTTCACAGGTGTTTCCACCTGCAATGCTTGAGTTATTGTTGGCCCAGGCTGGACAGTAAATAAGAATAATGTTATCATTCCTATATAAGACCAGTTATGAGCAACATCGCTCAAACGTTGTTTGATATTCTCCATTGGCATTTCCTCCTTTAGAGATAACGAACTATAATAGTAGCATTACTTGACAGTAGGTGTCAAGCCAGTCAACCAGAAAAAAAATATGAATATATCATTATCTATACCAAGACCTGGATTAAATCCAGCAACAGGATTTGGCTATGCAGCACAAAATATAGTTAGATCACTACAAAGCCTGGGACACATTGTTACTTGGACGAATGCGAACACGCCATTACAATTAAATTTTACACAACCTCATCATTATAAATTGCATAGAGGCCAATATCAAATTGGCTATACTCCATGGGAGTCTACTGGCATAAGGCCAGAGTGGACAGAAAGAATGAATCTGTGTGATGAAGTTTGGGCAACATCAGACTGGAATGCAGAAGTTTTTAAAAGTAATGGAGTTACTGTTCCAATTAAAACATATACTCACGGAATAGAAAAAATTTGGACCGCACATAAAAGAGAATTAAAAGAAGGAAGACCGTTTAAGTTTTTGCATGTTGGAGAACCAGCGCCAAGAAAATCTGGTCAGCTAGTAGTAGACACCTTTATAAAGATGTTTGGAGACAACCCAGATTATCAACTTACTATTAAGTCTCATCATTCTCATACAATTAGAGTATATGATAAATATGGTAATTTTGGATTACCAGAAAATATATATAATAATATTAAAGTAATTAAAGACGAATACTCTGCAGAACAATTAGTTTCTCTTTATCACTCACATCACGTTTTAATATATCCTAGTTGGGGAGAAGGGTTTGGATTTATTCCTCTTCAAGCTTTAGCAACTGGAATGCCTACAATAACAACATATGATTGGGCACAGTATAAAAAGTATATAGGTCCACTAAAGCTTAAGTCTAAGCTTTCAGATGAAGAATTGCCTAAAGCGGTAGGAGATCCTCATTTAGGATTAATGTTTAAGCCAGACGGAAAACACCTAGAAGAATTAATGTACGATTCTATAGTTAATTTTAAAGCTTATTCAGGATACTACTTTGCCCAGTCAACTAAAATACATGAAGAATATGATTGGATTAAGTTGACTAAGAATGCGTTTAGTCATTTAGAAGAAAGATTTTCATAACCCCTTCCCCTTTAGATTAAAGTTTGGTAGAATTGGACTTCAACTAAAAATATAAAACCGCAAGGCGGAGAAAAGGTGTTATTTAAAAAATGTCAAAAACTATTGCTAACCCATACGAAAACTTCATAGCTCTATCTCGATACGCAAGATGGATTCCAGAAGAAGGTCGTCGTGAAACTTGGGGCGAAACAGTAGATCGATATTTTGATTTTATGCTAGGCCACCTAGAAAAGAATCATGGATACAAACCATCAGGCAAGCTTGTTGAAGAATTAAAAGAAGCAGTATTTAATAGAAACGTTATGCCTTCAATGAGATCTGTAATGACTTCAGGCGCAGCTTTGGAAAGAGATAACGTAGCAGGATACAATTGTTCATTTGTTCCAGTAGATAATCCAAGATCATTTGATGAGACTATGTATATCCTTATGTGCGGTACGGGTGTTGGATTCTCTGTTGAATATAAGTATGTAAATAAACTTCCTTCTGTTCCAGAATCTTTAGAAAAATCAGATACAGTAATTGTTGTTGAAGATTCAAAGCAAGGATGGGCTAAAGCATACCGTGAACTTCTAGCCTTGCTATGGACAGGACATATTCCAGCAATTGATGTAAGCAAGGTTCGCCCAGCGGGTGCACGTCTTAAGACGATGGGCGGGCGTTCATCTGGACCACAACCGCTTGTTAATCTTTTTGACTTTACAATTGCAAAGTTTAAGAATGCAGTAGGTCGTCAACTAAAACCTATTGAAGCACATGATATTATGTGCAAAATTGGTGAAGTAGTTGTAGTAGGTGGAGTAAGACGCTCTGCCATGATTTCTCTTTCTAATATTAATGATATTGAAATGGCGGCAGCAAAGTCTGGTAACTGGTGGGAAAATAATACTCAACGTGCACTTTCAAATAACTCTGTGGCATACTCTCGTAAGCCAGCAATGGAGCAATTTATAGCAGAATGGAAAAATTTATATGACTCAAAGTCTGGTGAACGTGGAATCTACAACGTTGCAGCAGCACAAGCGCAAGCAGCTAAATATGGACGAAGGGATCCTGAGATACACTATGGAACAAACCCTTGCTCAGAAATTATTTTGCGTCCTTATCAGTTTTGTAACCTTTCAGAAGTCGTATTACGTGAAAAAGATACAAATGAGGATGTTGCAAATAAAGTACGCCTTGCAACGATTCTTGGAACATGGCAGTCAACCCTAACAGATTTTAAATATCTTCGTAAAATTTGGAAAGACAACACAGAGGAAGAAAGACTGCTTGGCGTTTCTTTAACTGGCCAGTTTGGCCACAAATTCTTTTCTGGAAAGCAAGGACTTGATAAACTAGAAAAAGTTCTTTCTAGTCTTCGTGAGTATGCTCGTGAAATGAATAAAGAAGAGGCTGGGAAAATTGGGATTCCTGAGTCTGCAGCTATTACATGCGTAAAGCCTTCTGGAACAGTATCTCAATTGGTCGGGGTATCTTCAGGAATGCATCCATGGCATTCACCGTATTATATTCGTACAGTTCGTGGCTCAAAGGGAGATCCAATCTCTACATTTTTGAAGGAAGTAGGAATTCCAGTAGAAGATGATGTAATGAAGCCAAACGACACATACGTATTCTCATTTCCAGTTAAGGCGCCAGAGGGTGCAATTGTTAGAAATGATCTAACAGCCCTGGATCATTTAAACACATGGCTAGTTTATCAACGTGCATGGTGTGAGCATAAGCCATCTATTACTGTTTCTGTAAAAGAAGACGAATGGATGGAGGTTGGAGCTTGGGTATACAAGCATTTTGATGAGGTATCTGGAATTTCATTCTTACCTCACTCTGACCATACATATAAGCAAGCCCCGTATCAAGAAGTAACTAAGGAAGAATATGATTCCCTACTCGCACAGATGCCTAAGTCTATTCGTTGGGAAGATTTATCATTTTATGAAACAGAAGACGGAACTTCTACAAACGCCACCCTTGCCTGTACATCTGATGGAAATTGTGAGATTGTAGACATTTCTGCATAAAGGGTATATAATAAATATTGGGGTAATACCCAAAATTCCTGGGCACTAGGCCCAGAAATAAGGAGGATCTAAATTGTCAAAAACAAAAGAAGATCTAAACAATGATGGAAAGGTAACAATGCAAGAGAAAATTCTAGCAGCGTTGGCAAGCTATGGGCGTCACTTTTTAGGTGCGGCTATTGCTCTTTACATGACTGGAAACACTGACCCAGGAGACCTAATTAAGGGCGGTATCGCAGCCTGTCTCCCAGTGATTTTGAAGGCACTTAATCCAAATGAAAGTTCGTTTGGATTTACAAAGAAGTAAAATATAGTTAAGCTATTAGGACAGCTCCTGTGCTAAAATGAGCATAGGAGTTTTCCTATTAGGAGAGTTTGCAAATGGCAGGACAAAAAAACTGGGAAGTAGATCAAAATACTACCTTCTCTTTTATTGTAGAATATAAAGACCCTAACGATATACCAATATCTTTAGTAGGTGCAACCGCAAAAATGCAGGTCCGTGATACAAAAGGCGGATCTAAATTAGCATTTACTTTAACTTCCCCATCAACTGGTGGAATAACAATAGACGCTGCTCTTGGCAAATTAACCATTAAGATGACCCCTACCCAAACTAACAAATTATTCTATCCAAAATCTTCATATGATTTAATGGTCATCGATTCTAATGGTAATAAAATAAAGTTACTTGAAGGATTCCTTACATTAAATAGATCGGTTACAATCTAATGCCAATTATCAACAATGATAATATTCCAAAAGTTGTTATTACAGAAACTATTAATGATGTTGTAATATCCAGCCCTGGACCACAAGGTCCTCGTGGTAAAACAATATTAAATGGTAATGGTATTCCAGCCGAGAACCTAGGTCTTGAAGGAGACTTTTATTATGATAAGCTCACAACAAGATTTTATGGTCCAAAACCCACAGATCTGACATGGGCTGGAGCCTCAAACTACCTTCTCAATACAGAGATAGCCTTTGAGTATAGCTGGGAAATGGCACTTTTTAATGGACAGTCTGGCCCAGTTTATTCCGTTCCAATAAACCACAACCTTGAATTTTACCCAAATGTGACGGTAAAAACAAGTGGCGGAGACATATTAGAAACTGGTATAGAGTATAATAATGTTAACACTTTAACACTGACAATGGCTCAACCATTCTCAGGGACAGCGTACCTGTCTTAGAGGAGCAAAGTAAATGGCAAGACTATTTGTAACTAGTATTAATCTCAACAAGAATGAGCTTATTAATGCTAGAATTCAAAACGTATCATCTGCACCGTCACTTCCAGTAACTGGTCAGATATACTACAACAACTCAGACAATGTAATGTACTATTACAATGGTC